CATGTTCACTCCACATATATTGTTGGATATATTTCCAACTATTTGATATATCATACATTATTTCGACTCAATTGTCAATAAGCAATTATTTTTCAAAAAGTTATTGACAACCCCTTGACCAATTGGTATAACAGCTATGCTGGGGTTGAGAATGAATAGATCTAGTGTATAGTATCTTTATCAGGTTCACCGAACTCCTCCCACATCTCTTCTTCTTGAATCTTATCTAATTCTTGATTAGTTGGTGGGGGAACTACATCCTCATTTTCTATTTTTGCTTTCTTAACACAATATTCATAAAATTTACTTAATCCATAAGAGGCCTCTGTGAGAACTATAATTTGCGATTTTGGAATATCATAGGTATCTGTTTCAGAAAAATGTATCCATCTCTGAAGGGCCAGTGCCTCTTCTAAACCATTTCTAGTTGCCTTTGGATATGCATTTAGTTTCATTGGTTGAACAACACTGACATATGGTTTTTCTGGATTATGAACAACATTACAAATGATTTCTTCACCACTAGATAGTTTGAGAATTTTTGTGTCCTGTGTCATTTTACTTTTATCCTTTTAATTTCATAGTCAAACTGTTCTTCATTGTATATATTTATTCTTTCCATAAAATGGTTCAGGGTAAAATTTCTTTTTGACTTGTAGGTAAAATCGTCACTGATGTCGAATAAGGTAGCGGTATCTTTACTATCTCCAACTCGCAACCCTCTTCCGATTGATTGCAAAACCCTAATGCGACTTTTAGAGGGGGAAGAGAACACGATGTTGTGAAGATTACGAATATTAATGCCAGTAGAAAAAGTACCATAGGACGCAATAATAATCGCATCATTTTCTTTCTCAGTGATCGCACGAATATCTTCCCTTGTTTGGGTGTCCGTTCCCCCATGAACATAGAATATCTTCCTGTCGTATTGTTTATTAAGTCTGGCCTGTGCAGTCATCATCAAATGTAAATTATTACCATGTTTCTCAACAAACTGAAATAGTATTAATGTATTACCTTTTATTGCTCTTGTCAACCCTATAATAAATTTATTTCTTTCAGTGTGTCTAACGATATAATCTACCTCGTCTTGATACTTCATATCTTTTACTAGTTTACATTCATTTTCTGGGTATGTCAAAACTAAGGCCTTAATTGAAAAGTTTGCAAGTGTTTTCTTGTCAATTAGTTCCTTTGTGCTTATTATTTTATTTAGACTACCGAACAGTCCTTCAAGAACAAGTCTGTGCGTTTGCATACCATCTAGTGTACCTGTTAGTCCAAACCGATACTTACATAAATGTAGTTTAGTTAAAATAGATGTCAAGGACTTTGATTTAAATAAATGGGCCTCATCACCAATCACACAACCAAATTGTTCAAAGTATTTTTTAGGCATTTTGTATAGAGATTGCCATGTGGATATTACAAGTTTTTTCTCCACATTTCTGTCATGTCCACTATACACTCTTTGCATATATGCATCCAACCATCCGTAATCAATAAAATCAGAATACATCTGTTCAACCAAAGATGTTGTAGGAACAAGTATTAGTATTTTATCATTTTGTTCTTCTGCAAGAAGCATCTCATAATATCTTACTAGTATGTAGATAATAAGCGATTTACCTGAAGCAGTAGGACTAAGCAACAAAGCACGATGTTTTCTAATTGCGAACTCCACTGCACTAACTTGATAGTCACGAGGTTTGATAGACTTTCCATTGGATCGTATGTTAAGTTGTCTAATGAATCCATTAAGTATTTTTCTGTCGATTGTTTTTTCATCCTCTAATTCCTTATTTACTTCATACTCTTCTTCAAGATTTTCAAGATATTTTTTTAGATAGGGTAATAAACCAAGATATAATTCACCAGAGGCTGGGGAGAAAAGTCTTATCTTTCCATCCCAAACTCTATTTCTATACGCAGGCATAAACCTTGCGCCAGGCACTTCAAAGGTAAAATAATCTGACAACATCCTTGCAGTGGATGCCTCAGTATCTACCTTGAGAAATACCTCATTTTTCTTGGTAATTTTGGTCACTAAATCGCACCATCTACAAACTTACGCCATTCGATTGCGTTTTTGATATCCCACCCACGTTGTTGAATTTGTTTTAGAATACGTTCACAGGAGTCCATGCACATAGAGTTGTACTCTACTTTCTGTTTTGCCTTAATGAGTTCCTCATCAGATTCAAGATAGATAGGTAAATCCTGTTTTAGAATTTTGTGGTCAAAAGGATTATCACGATATACTTCAGGGTTAGATTTACCTGAATAATATTCCCACTTCTTACGATAGAGAATACGGTAATTACCCTCATTCATAAGTTTGAGTTGTCTAAAGTTGTTGTAGATGTTTAGGTATTTTTGGTGCAAAGATGCAGACTTGAGAGACTCATCTGCGAGTTCCAAGTCATCCATTTTTAAGTCTTTTTCAGCCTGTTGCTGTAATTCATCAAGTGTCATTATATATCATCCTATAAAGTGAGCAGAGATTGGTTGGAACTTACTGTTCTATGTTATCTCTTACGATTGAGAGACTCAAACTAATACTGCTTAAGTACACCTTGTCTGCTCGGTATATTTATAAAGTTTCAAACTCGTACAAGTCATATTTCATTGTTACAGTTGCAGTTAATTGTTCTGTATCTGTAACCTGTGTATTATAATCAATACCAGACAGTGAAGTAGGGAAACACTGTTTAAAATTAACTCTTAGGTTTGGATTGTTTTTATTCGTTAAAATAGTAAGGGTTGCATCACTCATTAATACTGATGGCTTACCAGAACTTTTTCTTGGGGTATCTATGGAAGGTTCGCCGGGATTTACCTGTGCATCTGCTGTCATAGCATCTGAGAATTGTTCGTTATTTTTAGGAAAACCAATACCAATCATCCAATCATGGATTTCACGATAATTAGATAAATCTTCATTCACGAGAAATGTAATACTTAAATCTTCAAAGTCTAAAGTATCACCCATGAAGTGAATAGTTTTGAAACGTGTATTTACTGCGGCATCACCTGTGAAACTAATGCCAGGCACATTTACGTTTGTAGTAAAAAACTCTACGTTTGGAATCTTCAAGAGTTGGAAACGAAACTGTGTAGGCCTTGCAAAATCTACTACTTCTGGTTGTCTCTGTAATGGATTATTTTTTGTCATGTTCTTTTCCTATTAGTATACGTCTGGCATGAGCAATACTATAATTATTAATACAAATGTATTTAACTAACTCTTTTCTGTATTGCCAAAGTAATACTTCTTCCATACAACTATTTATACTGCATCACAGACAAAAAAAGGGGAGTTCCGAAGAACCCCCCTGAGTTTCAACATAATTATGTTTATTATTACATAATGTTGATGACTTGTACTCTTCTGTAGTACACGTTGTCGTTGGCTGTAAGAGCTCCGCCTCTGACGTTTGCACCACCAGCAAATGGGTTTGCAGTAAGACCGTAACGTGTCTTGAAACCAATTTTTGGCTGGAATGTGTTCTCACCCACTGCACGAACCATCTGTAGTGGAACGTATGGGCAGTAGAAGATACCAGCATCATATGGTGAAGTACCTTTATAACCCACAGTGTAGTACTGTTTTTCAGCACCGTTTGCAGCATATGGGTCAATATACACTTTGTAACGTCCGTTAAGAACACCAGCGAAAGTGTTACCAGCATCATCAACATTCAAGTTGTTGTTGAGGGCAGGAGCGTAATCAAGAACACCAGCCATCTGAAGTGCAGATGCTACATCAGAAGAACAGATAATCATGTTACCCTTACCTCTACGAGTTTCGATTGCAATTTGGTTAGCATCTCTTTCAACTTGGAACATAAGTCCTTTGAACTTCTCAACGCTCCAACGACCGTTTGAGTCAACGTCCATGTCGAAGATACCAGAGTTTGCAGTATCAGTCTGTGCGCCTGGCTTTGCAGTTACATAGACAGTTCTTACAACTTCTCTGTTGATTTCAGAAAGAATTTCTGAAGAGAGAATGTTTGCAAGTTCTGTTTCTGCGTCAAGACCATGAATTGCTTTAAGGTCTTGTGCAAGTTCCATTGTATATTCTGCCTTAAGCGCTCTTGATCTTGCTTCGACAGTCTGCTTCTCAATTGAGAATGCCATTTCTGCGAAGTGGTTAGAACCTGAGTCACCTTTGGCTTCTGCAGCCGCAGTTGTCATACCAATACCAGTTACATATGTACCTGGCGAACTATCGTTAAGTACAGCAGGGTTAGTACCTTGCATTTGAGTTGCACCACCTGAGAAGTCATTATCTGCTTCGTTATAGAATGCTTCTGTACCAGTTTGATTGGTGAAACGTGAACGCATTGCAAAGATAAGTCCAGTTGGGCCAGTCATTGGCTGAACACCAGCAATATCATATGCGATAAGGTTAGGCATCGCTCTCCTTACGAGAGAGATGAGGATCGGATCCCAATTATCAACGGCACTGCCAGTTGCATTAGTTGGGGCAGCCTCACTGAGGAAACCTCTATCCTCTTTGAGAGCCGCTTCTTGGTTTTCTAGGACAAGAGTGGTTACAGCCTTACGATAAGAGTCCTTGATCTCTGGAAGATCGTTATGCTCTAGGACTGGCTGCCACTTTTCCTGTAGATGTTCTGTTTTGAACATTTTAGTTTCTCCTTATTGAGTTTTCTTATAATATTTATAAAAAACTAACTTTTAATTAGTTTTTTGTCCGCTTTACATTTTTACTGATTGCAGCCATGTAAGTGGACATTGCACCAGTTGTATCGTAGGACTGACCTTCTTCCGAAGGGGTGTCCACAGATTCAGCGACAGTTTTTGCTTTTGGGAAATAACTTTCCTTGAGCTGATCGAGTTTTTCTTTGAATGACTCTTCATTTGAAAAATCTACCTCTTCTGCAAGAGACTTAAACTTTTCTACCTCTGTATCTGCGAGGTCAGAAGAACACTCTGTGAATACTCTGTCACGAACAAGAACGTCATGTGATTTTTTCATTTCAGCATTCTTTTCAATTTGTTCGTTGAGTTTTGCTTCTAGTTCGTCAATCTTTTCAGACTGTTGACCAAGAATGTCGTACTTCTCATCTGGAACATCAACATAATGCTCTTCAAACAGAGCCTTGAGTCCAGAAATGAAGTCCTCTGCGATTTCACCCTTGAGACCACGCTCAATTGCGATTTCGTTTTCTTTCATCCACTCTTCTACAACATAGTTCATGTAGTTGTCAACTTTTTCAGTCAACTCATCACGCACAGTGTTGATTTCTTCAGCGATTTCTTGAGTTTTTTCCATCTCAATTCTTTCGACTTCAGAACGGATTTTTGATTTTACGGCCGCTTCAAAAATTGTCGCTGCCTTTTCTTTAAATTCTTCTGAAAGTTCCTCATCTTGTGTAAGAGCAGAAACGTCATCAGATACATCTACAGAAGCGATGCGCTCGTCAAGAGTAGATTCTTCAACCTTTGCGTCTTTTGACTCAGATTTTTCTTCTTCTTCTTTGCCCATCATTTCCATTTTGTTGTACATGGCCTTGAGTTCTTTTGCCTTCATCATTTCCATTTTCTTCATCATTTCGGCTTTCATCATCTCTTTGGTCATGGCCATTTCCTCTAACTCTTCACCGTCATGTTCAATTTCGGTTTCTGCAGCAAGAGGTTCTTTAACAGCAGTTGGTGTGTCAGCGCCACCGGCGTCCTTTGCACCCTTAGTCTGAGCATCTGAAACCTTCTTAGTTGCTTTTGCAGCGTCAGGCCCCTTCTTCTCATCTGGGTTGTCAACGGCTTTACCGAGGTCTTGGACTTCACCCTCTACCTTATCCATTGAGTCACCTTTGACGGCGCCTTTAGTAGGCATATCTTGAGCAGCCTCATCGAGCTCACTCTGAACTTCCGCTTCTAGTTCCTCAATTGTCTTGTCTAGTTCTGACATTGGGATTTCTCCTTGAGTTTTGTTATCTTTACATATTTATAATAATTAAAGTTTCGACAGGAATTTTGCGAATTCTAGAGCGGAAACATTAGATTGTTTCTTTCTAACACCCTCATTAATCCTATCTTTGATTTGTGCTATCTCGACCTCTTTGAGCAATCCATTATCCCAAACCCACTCTTTACCTTCCATGATACCTTCAACGAAGGCCTGAGGTGCAGAAGGGTCTGCAACAATATCTGCCGCCGTGGCAAGATAAAAATCGTCTTTCACATAATTTGCACCGTTTTTGTTTACCAGTGAACCCATACCTCTTGAAGAGACACCAAGTTTACCGCCGTCTTTAATTAGTGCTTTCGCAATTTCCCCCATCGGAGTAGAGAGCAATTTTGCCTCACCAACGAAGTTCTTTCCATTCGCTTCCAGTTTTGTGATCATGTGCGAAACCCTGTCAAGATTGACTGTTGGGCCTTCAGGGTGTCCAAGTTCCCCAAATGCACGACCTTCAGCAACAAATTCTTTGTTATAACGAGTGACTTCTTTTTGAAGTACACCCATTGGATATACACGACCATTTCTATTTTTCTGGTCGGCTTGCATGAAGATTCCACGAATCTTCATTTCTTTTTTATCGCCTTTTTCTTCAACGATATATTCTACGTCTTGTATTTGTTCTGCAATAAGTTTCATGTTAGAACCCCGCCGATACTATTGGAGTAATTTTAAAATCGGATGCGCCACGCATTCCAACTCCAATATCTGTGTGGATAATAACACCAGAGTTTGCATTAATTCTTATTGAGCCTGTGTCACCATCATCATCTGCATTTCTAATCGTGACTGATGCCTTAGAACCATTATTGAATACATAATGTGCAGTATGGGATTTGCCCTTAGTGCTTCCAGTGGCCAGTGCTTCTTCTGCTCCAATTATCTTCATGTTACTCTTCCTAAATTGATAGTACTTCTGCCTCAAAATAGTCCATCAGTTTCTTTGGCGGAACTCTGAACTTCTTAGAGACATTATTTATTGTTTTGTCAAAAGTATTTAGGAAATCTGAAGGTTTAGACTCCATTTCCTTAAAAATAGCGTCAACGGCATCTTTCATCTTAGGGGATAGTTTTTTATATTCCCTAGATGTCTTATGTTCTTCCTTTTCTGGTAACTCTTGTTTGAGTTGAGAAACGGTTTTAGTCACTATCTTCTTCTACCTCTGGTATATGGTGTGTTACAAATGTTTTTGCAACATCTTTTCTTTTATTCTCCAACGCATCACCAACCTTTGCTGACAACGCATTATTGAAATGTGTTTCTGCATCTAGGTTATCACCAGATGCAATTGAATTAACGAAGTCTCTTACTGTATTGTCCATTATCTATCTCCTAAATCTGGATTGTTAGTTGCGAACATCCCATCATCTTCTGGGGCTCCCATTTCGCTACCACTTTCATCTTTTATTTGTTGTTCGATTTCTTCAATCTCTTCATCGTTCATACGAAGAACATTTTTCTTAACATACTCTTTTGAGAAGTAAGTTCCTACATAACTTTCAATTTGACCTAACATATCTAAACGGTTCTGTAGAATTTCTGCATTCTTTAATTCCGTAAAGTGTCCGTCTTGCATAAAGTCAAATTGGATATGCTCCTTCATTTTATCCCATTCTTCTATCGCAATCACACCTTTTAGAACAAGTTGTGTTTTCAGAATGTCCATAAACAATACGCAGAACTTCTTACGAAGTTTCTGAACAAACTTAGTAAATTTAAGTTCATCCCTAGTAATGTTATCAGAACGTCCGATAGAGAATGAGTTCTCTGCTTCTAGTCTTGAGATTGGTACGTTCAGTGAACGATATAGTTTTTGTTGGAAATACTTGATATCATCAATCTCACCAAGGTTTGAACCGCCGGGCAAAGTTGTAATTTCTGTACCTCTACCACCTTCTCTACGAGGAAGCCAAAAATCTTCCAACATAGACATATGGTTTCTATCGTCACGAATCTCACCTGTTTTTGCATCGTAAACTAGTTTGTTACGATAACGGTTCATCACATCTTTTAGATATGCCTCCGCTTTTACTTTAGGTAAGTTACCAACATCAATATAAAATATTCTTCTTTCAGGCGCACGAGAGATTCGATAGATAACTAACGCATCCTCAATCATACGCAACTGATTGACAGGTTTGATTGCTTTGTTTAGATATGAGATTACTGTACCTTTATGCATATCTACAACACCAGAAGGACAGTACGAAACTGAGTCTGCTGTAATCTTTATGCCAGAGGTAGTACCAGCATTTTGATCTACACCCTTTTCATTATAAAGGTAATAATCATCAATATCTTTTACTAAGTCTAAACCTGTTTTCGGATCTTTTTCTTTTCTTTGTTCTCTGACCTTTTTAATCTTACGAGGGTCAATGTAACGTAATTCTTTAATTCCCTTACGAGGAGCCTTTGTATCAATTACCTTGTGATAATAGATACGTCCATCAACATACCATCTTCTAAAAATATCATGTCCTTTTGCATTGAAATCCATCAAACGCAAAACTTCATCAAACTCTTGACGAATTTTCTGTTTAATATTATTAGAGAGTTGTAGTCTATCTAGGGAAAGTGAAACTGCCTTATCTCTTTCATCAGAGACAATCGCTTCGTTTGCAATATCTTCAATCGCACTATCACACTCTGGTTGTTGTGCAATATCACGATATCTTCTTATTAAGTCAAGTTCATTTCTATCACGACCATCTAAATCAAGTATAGATGCATAATGGCCACCGCCTGATATAACATCAAGGGTGCCATCATCAGATGGGGGAGCAGTGAAACCATCACCACTCCCTTTATCTGCTCGTGTAATTCTGAAACCAAAGAGTTCAGCCATACTATAATACTCCTAATTTTACCCAACTATTTAGTCGGTTTGTAAAACTAGATTATACGCCGGCATTAAATGACGTATATCGCCAAGTAATATCAAAGGTTTCAATGTCACTTACTGTGTCCATGCTCAATTCGATTGGAGCAAGTGCCTGTGGCCAACAACTAGTTAGAGTGTACTGTTTTAGAACAGTGTCATCTCTGTCAAGTTGTTGTACTACCATATCGGCAGTATAGTCAGTAACATTCGTAACACCAGTATTAGTATCAAGGTCATTGATACCATTCATCCATCTTTCCATACCGTTCCTGATTGCGAAATCAGTATCGTTAAGGACTGTGGTTGTCCATGTTTCAAATGTTCTGTCACCAGCGAGGAACAATTGTCTACCTCTGAAGTTCACAGTAATCTCAGGGATTGTCTGGCCTGGCAGACTTGCTGCCTTGATGAAGAACGATGAAGTTCCCAACGGTAAACCAGTTGCAATTCCTGGCGGTGTATTCAGAATAACTCTGAATTGGTTTGCTCTCGCACCGCCTCCGATAAGTTGAGCTTTAAATTGATCTATAGTTGCCATTTATCCTCTCCTTATCCTGCTATCTCTGAGAACTCAACACCAGTTCGTACTGCTACAAAGTTCAGTGTGATGAAGTTGATAGAACGTGCTGGTTTGATGAAAATGTCACCAATAAACTCGTTTCTGTCAATTACTTCACCTGTGTTATTTGTTTCATCACAGATTACTTTAAAGTCTGTGATACCTCTTCTACCTTGAACATCTCTCAAGAAAGGTTCAATCAAGTTCTTAAACTGTGCTCTTGTGAAGTCATCGTTGAATTCAAAGAGTTGGAACTTGGCTGCATTTGCAATTGCCTTCTCAAGAACAAGGAACAATCTACGCACATTGATTCTGTCAAATGCAGAAGGTCTTGAAAGCGCAGTCTTGTCACCAAAGAGGAATGTTCCCTGTCCTGCCTCAGAGATAACTGGGTTAATTCTGGCAGGGTAAAGAATGTCTCTTTGTGCCTTGTTTGGGTTGAATGCAAGTTTAACTGCACCACGAATCTGTCCTCTGTTCAGTCCGGCAGGTGAGAACCATGCGTCTGCGACTTGGTCAGTATTCGCACATACACCAGCAATGTCACCATTCAACGGAATGTAACGGAACACATCGTTATATCTGTCATAGATATATTTGTATCCACTATCAAACACTGCATATGAGGAACTTGCAAGTCCATCAAAGAATGCTTTAACTTGTGCAGTCTGTGTAATTGAACTAGCAACACTAACAACATCTTCTCTACGAGGTGAAATGAATGCGATACAATCTTTTCTTGCCTCTACGAGGTCAATCACGTTAGTTGCATGAGTTGCCCCACCAGTTGATGCTGGTGATGAACCGGCCATCACAAGGTTAATATCAATTGTTGCTGAGTCTGCAAAGAACTGA